TCTTATTTACCACATGAATATTTAGTAGATTTAGGTGTTGAACCATTTAGATTTATACATTGGAATTGTGAAGCTTTTCCAAAAGCAGCGGTAGGTTTTAATGAAAAAATTTAAATATAAAGTTTTAAAATCTGTTCTTAGCCCTGAAATACTAGATTATACTTATAGTTATTTTACTCTAAAAGAAAGAGCTACAAAATTTTTATTTGAAAATAAAATTATATCACCTTTTTTTAAATTATTTGGATACTATGGTGACCAACAAATACCTAATACATACAATTCGTATGGTGATCCTTTAGCTGAAACTATTTTAACTAAATTAAAAAGTAAAATAGAAAAAGTATATGGAAAATCTTTGATTGAAACATACGCTTATACTAGATTATATAAGAATGGAGATGAATTAAAAAGACATATAGATAGAAAATCATGTGAATTATCCGCTACCTTAAATATAGGAGGGGATCCATGGCCTATTCATATAGATTTAACAGGAGGAAGAAACAAAGTCGGAACTAAAATTGACTTAAAACCCGGAGATCTTTTAGTATATAAAGGCTGCGAACATGAACACTGGAGAGAAGTTTTTAAAGGAAAAAAATGTTTACAAATCTTTTTGCATTATAATCCTAAACGTGGTAAAAATTCACAAAAATATGATGGTAGACCATTTTTAGGTATACCTGACTTTGATCTTTAGAATTGACATTAATTCTTAAAAAGAATATTATATAGTAATTAAGAGGTAACATATGGCAAGAGTACGTTTTGTAAAATTAACAGAAGAAAACCATCCATTTAACGATGGAGAAAAAGTTAAAGTTTGTGGAAAAAATGTTGTAGTAGGTGGGGATATACCAACTGCTGCAGGTAGATTAGACGAAAACCCAACCCATGTTGACGGTGAAAAATGGTGTCAAGATTTCTTTAAAGGTGGGGAATGGAAAGCATATAGTAGAGAAAAAGAATTTAGAAAAAATGCTGTGGATACAGGTATGTGGTATTTACCAGAACATGATATGTTTGTTGAGGCACAACCATATAATTCATGGACCTTAAATACAGAAACAGGTGAGTGGGAATGTCCAGTCACAGAACCTACTTGGGAACAAAGAGAATTTACAGACGATCAAAACGAAACTCTTTACTATGCAACTTTTTGGGATGAACCAAATCAAAGATGGTTAGCTTCGTCTATTTCGCAAAATATAGCGGATGCTAATTTTTATTGGGATCCTAACACGACCTCTTGGATCGCTTTATAAATCATCTTTCTGAAGTTACAGAAGCAACTAAAACTCAAAAAACAAAAGAGCTTTGGGATGTCCAAGGTGTAATAACTAAAAAATCTAATCAAATATTTAAGTTTGATACAAGGCCCTTAAAAAAGATTAAGGGTCAAGTTGGAAAAGAAGGATCATTTAAATCTAAAGCTGATAAAATAGTCTTTGAAAGCATAGATTCTTGGATAATTGTAGATGTGGACGAGTTACATGAGTTTTTAAAAGAAAAACAACAGAAAATAATTAGTCTAGATGATTTGATATCAGAATTAAGCTGGAATATAATACTACCAAAAAAATAAAAACTCTATATAATACAAGGCTTATGTTACAGAAGCTTAATTTTAAACCCGGATTTAACAAACAAGCAACAGACTCAGGGGCTGAAGGTCAATGGGTAGATGGAGATTTTGTAAGATTTAGATATGGACTACCAGAAAAAATAGGTGGTTGGGAACAGCTAACTGTAGCTCAAGAAACATTACCTGGAGCGGCTAGAGCTCAACATGCTTTCACCAGTTTTAAAGGAGAAAGATATGTAGCTATTGGTACATCTCAAGCTTTGTTTTTATACTACGATGAAGCTTTTTATGACATTACCCCATTAGCAGCACAGATATCTGGAACAGCTACTTTTGATACGGCACAAGGTTCGGCTAATGTGACAGTTAACTTAAGCACTCATGGCTTAGAAGCAGGGCGATATATAACTTTTAATAGTATGTCTGTTATACCAAACGGATTTACATCTGCTACTACTTTTACAGAGGGAGCTTTTGAAATTAGAAATGTAACTACCAATACCTTTGATATTACTACACCTACAGTTGCAGTTAACCCAGGAGGAACGGCAACGGGACAAGCTACTATCAAACCTTATGAAATAGTTGGTCCTACATTTCAAACCAAAGGTTATGGTTGGGGAACTTACCAATGGAACACTGGAACATGGGGAACAGCTAGAACAGTAAGTAACGTAATTCTAGATCCAGGCATCTGGAGCCTTGATAACTTTGGAGAGGTATTAGTCGCTACAATATTTAATGGTAAAACTTTTACGTGGGACGCTGGAGCTACTAATCCTAGAACTATTCGAGCATCCACAACTACAACAAATTTTAACACGACCAACAATCCTACAGCTAGCAGATTAACTCTAGTATCTGATAGGGACAGACACTTATTTCATTTTGGAACTGAAACAACTATTGGTGATCCCACTACACAAGATCCAATGTTTGTAAGATTCTCTAATCAAGAGGATCTAAATACTTATGCTCCAACAGCAACTAACACAGCCGGAACTTTCAGATTAGATACCGGTAATAAAATTGTAGCCGCTATTCAAGGTAAAGACTATGTCTTTGTATTAACTGATCAAGCAGCCTATGTAGTTCAATTCGTAGGTCCACCATTTACTTTTTCTGTAAGACAGGTAGGTACAAACTGTGGCTGTATAGGTTCTAAAGCTGTATCTTATGCAAACGGAGCTGTGTGGTGGATGTCAGCTGAGGGAGGATTCTTTGTATTTGACGGTACAGTAAAATCACTGCCGTGTCTAGTAGAAGACTTTGTATTTAGTACAGACGGAACTAATTTAGGTATTAACTATGGAGCTTCTGATATTGTTTATTCAGCGCCGAATACTTTATACACAGAGATAAATTGGTTTTATCCTAAAGATGGATCGGAACAGATTGATAGATGTGTAACTTACAATTATTCAGAGAATGTATTTACAACATCTTCTTTAGATAGATCAAGCTATCAAGATCAGGGTGTATATCCTGAACCTTATGCAACAGATTATAATTCTACAGACACACCTGTTTTGGCTGCTATTAGCGGCTTAACTAATAAATATGGTGCATCTGTTTACTATTGTCACGAGAAAGGTGATGATCAAGTCAACAGTTCAGGCACAACATCTATTGATGCGTTTATTAAATCTGGAGACTGGGATATTACATCTAGACGAAGTGCTTTAGGACAACAAACAGGGGTAGTTGATTATAGGGGAGATGGAGAGTTCTTTATGTCTGTTAAAAGATTTATACCTGACTTTAAATATTTACGTGGTAATTCTACGGTTACATTATTCTTAAATGATTACCCTGACAATTCTCCAGTAGGATCGCCATTAGGGCCCTTTACAATTACTAAAACTACAGATAAGATAGATACTCGAGCCAGAGGAAGATTGGTATCAATTCAGATAGCTAACACCTCTACAGGTGAGTCTTGGAGATATGGAACTTTTAGACTCGACGCACAACCGGATGGAAGAAGATAATGTCATTATATAAAATGAATATTTCAGATAAAACTATGGGAGCTATGCAAAATAGTGATCCAGAAGTTCAAAAAATGATGTTAGAGTCTCAACAAAATAATAATCAAACAATACCAGAACCCGTTAATAAGCCAGGTTTTTTTGAACAACTGTTAAATTATGCATTCGGTGCTGGTGCATCAGAGCCAGATAGTATGACTATGTCAAATGTCGGCACTGGTTTTAACACTGTTTTAGATTCATCAGGTAATATTCAAATTGTACCTGTTCAAACTAATAATAACTTTCCATTTATATCTATGGCTGATTTTGCAACAAATAATAATATGATTTCACCTGCTAGTGTAGTATCAAACACACAATCTGGATTTGCTGATGATGTATATCCAGAAGCTATCAAAAGTGGTATTACACAGTCAACAGTAGGACAAACATTTGAACCTCCATTTCAAATAATCGGTGGTCAAAAAGTTTATCTAGATGATAAACTTGGAACAGCACAAGCTTTAGAAAAAGCTGATTTTTACCAAGAGCCTACAGGTATCATGACACAAGCAAAAGATTTCTTTACTCAAACTGTACCCAAAACAATTTCAGGTATAGCTTCTAGCGCAATAGATTTTATACCAGGTATGAGATTTATAAAAAGTTTGGATAGATTTGATACTCTTCCGTATGAAGATAGAAAATTTATTAAGTCTGCTATGGATCTAAAAAATGTTCCGAACAGTGGAATATATGTAGATCCTAATACTGGTCTTTTAAAAGATGTAAGAGGTAAAAATGTTAGAAGTCTTATGGGTAACTATGCAGAATCTATTGAAAACGATTATGCAAAAAAAGCGGAGTCTATTGACAAATCTAAAGATAGATGGAACGAAAAGTATGGTGATTTAAATAATACAAATGAATATGGTAAAACTTGGAACGAGATGAATAAAAAGAATGTAAGTGACTTTGCTTTCTTAACTAGTATGAAAGCTAAATTTGATCAACAAAAAGCTGAATTAAAAGAAAAAATAAAGAAAACTAAATCTATAAATATTCATGGTGGCGATGGAAACAAAGTAACTACTCAGAAAAGTGGTGGTGAATACAGAGGGGGAGCAGATTTTAGAGACGCAAACCCTTATGGTGGTTCAGGCACTAAGGGCGATATGGGTGCAGATAGTTTTATATAATGGCAAAAGTAACAGCATACATACCTGAACCTGCACCAGAATATGAAGCAGAAAACCAAAGACAGATTATTGAGGCGTTAGCTACTATGCAACAGCAACTTAATTTTTCTTTTCAACAAGATTTAAAAAACGAACAGGAAGCATTTAACTATTTTTTAGCATGAGTATATTTTATAAAAACCAAGGTTTCAAACAAGTTGATACAAGCAAAACTACAGTGCTTACTTGCCCTGTTGATGGCACAATTATAGTTAAAAGTATCTATTGTGCAAACAACGATGCCTCATCAGCTATTTTAGTAAACATGAATTTTGTAGATTCATCTGATTC